ATTTTCTGTCTATCCGAAAACGGGCAGGAGCAGGCGAATCTGGACGAGGACTCTCAAGCCCTGACAGATTCAGACAAGGAACATGGCATAGCGCCCCGATTGGAAACTGCGACATTGGGGGGCGGGAGCTACGGGCACCAGGTTGCGAAGGTCGCCAAGGAATTGTTGGGTGTTGACCTGATGCCGTGGCAGCTGCACGCACTAAATGGCCAGCTCGAGCACGACGACGAAGGCAATCTCATTCGCCGGCGGTCTTTGGTGTCGGTTGCTCGGCAGAACGGCAAGACCATGGCATTGAAGGCCCTGATCCTGTGGGCACTGACCGAGGAACCCAAGCGCCGGGGCGGGCCAATCATGCTGATCAGCACCGCGCACCAGCTCGACCTGGCTGTTGAAATCTTTGAAGCCCTGGCACCAATCCTTGACAAGGAATTCGGCGCCAAAGTGAAGTGGAGCTACGGGCGCAACGAAGTCATCATGCCTGATGGCACCCGGTGGCTGGTGCAGGCCGCGACTCCGAAAGCATTCCACGGACTCTCCCCGACGTATGTAATTGCCGACGAGGTATGGGCCATCAGCCGCGACGTGTTGCTTAATGGTGCCCTGCCGTCGCAGCGCGTAATGAAGTCGCCGCTTCTGTCGTGCTGGTCAACCGCCGGCACTGAGGATTCATTGGCCATGCTGCAGATGCGCGAGGAAGGGCTTCGGGCAATTGATGAGGGCCGCACCACAAAGCTCTACATGGCCGAATGGTCCGTTCCCCCTGGCGTCGATCCGATGACTTCACCCGAGCTGTGGAAAATGGCAAACCCGGCGCTGGGCTACACGCTTGAACCTGACGTGCTGGCCGATGAAGCAGAGCAAGTCGACAAGGCCGCGTTCCTGCGGGCATCGCTCAACGTCTGGATCAGCTCAGAGCGGTCGTGGCTGCCCCCGGGCCTGTTCGACTCGCTCAAGGTAGAGGACATTCCCGCCGGCGGCGTGGTGGCTGTTGATTCCTCAATCGACGAATCGCTCTACTGCGGTGTAAGGGCGCAGCGCCTGGGCGACGACACCATTGGAGTCACCGTGGAGTTTCTGGCCGACTCGCTGGCGGGCTGCTGGTCTGCCGTTGAGTCTGCAGCTGCGAATTGCGACCACATCGCACTTACGCCAAGCCTGTTTGAGATTGCGCCGCCGGCGCTTGCCCGCAAAAAGGTGCAGGTGGGCTACGCCGAGCTCGCAACGCACACCGGGACGATCAAGCAGCTGATCACTGAGGGCAGGATCGTTCACACTGGTGAGCAGATGCTTGCCGAGCACGTCGACCGCGCCGTTGGCGTCAAGACCCAGCGGGGCTATGCCCTCTCATCGCAGCGCAGCTCTGGCCCCATTACACTTGCTAGGTGCATGATCTTTGCGGCTGCCCTGATCGCCAAGCCTACGTCCAGGGCCAAGCCTGCTATCGCATTCGGCAGGTAACATAAGCGCCGCCTGTGGGGGGCAGTCGGTTCCCCCGCTGCCCCTCATGGGTATCAAATCGTATCTTTATGCCGCAGCCCTTGTAATTACATAAGACGCGGAGGACGATTCACCTATGGAGCTCTTTAAGAAGGTGAAGGCGACGCCTGCTTTCGCTTCTGCGCCCGTCGCGGCGGCTGCTGGGGCTCCACAGGGCGGAAGTTTTCTCGGGTACAGTGTGGGTGCCCTTGAGGAAGCGGCCCTCAGCGTCCCCACGGTGGCCAGAGCAATCTCCCTGCTCTCCACCGTGGCGGCGACGCTGAACATCAAGAGCTACACCCTGCAATGGACCGGGCAGGAGTACGAAAAGCTCTACGTCGAGGGCGAGTCGTGGATGAATCGTCCCGACCCCAAGACCACGCGCAACTTCATCATGGCCAAGACCGCCCGGGATCTGATCCTTTACGGGCGCGCCTTCTGGATGATCACCAGCCGTTACTCAACTGGGTACCCCGCCACCTTCCAGTGGCTGCCGGCCAACCTGTGTGACACGCCAGACAACGCGCCGCCGGAATGGTTCGGGCCTGCCGAGAAGGTCAACTTCAACGGCATCCCGCTTGACGTGGCCCAGCTGGTGCAGTTTCACAGCGGGTCCCAGGGCATCATTTACCAGGGGCGCCGCGCAATTCAGATTGCGCTCAGGCTTGACCAGTCGGCAGAGCGTTTCGCCACCAACGAGATTGCCGCCGGCTACCTGCAGCAGAAGGGCGGCGAGCCGATGAGCGGCGACGAGCTCGCAGAGATGGCGGCAGCGTGGGCAGCCAACAGGCGCACGAACGCCATTGGCGCGCTGAACGAGCTGGTGAGCTTTGAGTCGTTCGACGTTGACCCGTCAAAGCTGCAACTCGTCGAAGGCCGGGAGTACCAAACGAAGGAATTGTCCAGGCTCATGGATATTCCAGCGTACCTCCTGGCGATCGATCAGTCGGGGATGACCTACGCCAACGCGCAGCAGGCCCGGCAGGATCTGATCTTGTTCGGCGCCCGCCCCATCCTGCACGCCATCCAAGAGCGCCTCAGCATGGATGACATCCTTCCCCGGGGCCGGCACGTTGAGTTCGCCCTGGACGAGTACTTGGACGAGTTCAACGATGTCGAGGAAATGCCGGCGGAAATCCGGCCAGTCGAGGAAATCGAGGTTGAGCGTGATTCGCTTTGACGCTGATGCCAGTCTGATCACCGCTGAGGCTGGTGACGCCGATCGCCCGGCCCGCATCGCGGGCATCGCTGTGCCGTGGGACACGGTGGCGACTGTCTCCGATGGCCAGCAGGTGCGGTTTGCGCGTGGGGCGTTCGACACCGCGCAGAAGCCCGCAAAGCTGATCGAGAACCACGACCTCACGCAGCTGCGCGGCGTGGTCAACGCCCTTCAGGACACTGATGAGGGCTTGGAGTTCGAAGCCACCCTCGCAGACACCAGAGCAAGCCGCGACGCCGTGGCACTGCTGAAGGCTGGCGCTTACGACTCTGTGAGCGTGGGAGCACAGCCCACCAAGTTCACGACCGACGCCGAAGGCGTCATGACCGTCACTGAGGCGGCACTGGTCGAGCTCTCCCTGGTCGCTGTCCCAGCGTTCAAGGAAGCGGTCATCACGCAGGTGGCCGCAACGGAGCCCGCAGACGCGGAGCCCGAGCAGGAGCAGGACCCCGAAAACACCGAGCAGGAGACTCAGGAAATGTCCGAGGCCAAGATCGAGGCCGAGCCCATCGAGGCCGAGGCCACCATCCCCACTAACCCGATGCTGTACGCCGGCGCCAAGGCAGAGCTGCCGACGCCTGTGGAGTACATCAGCGCCATGATTCAGGGCGGGCACGAGCTCGAGCGGGTGCAGGCCGCTGTTCGCGCCGCCGCTCCGAACGTGGTCATCAACGACACGCCCGGTCTGGTGCCGACCCCGATTCTCGGGCCGGTCTACAACAACTTCGTTGGCAATCGCCCGATCTGCGACGCCGTGGGCGTTCGCGCCATGCCCGGCGGCGGCAAGATCTTCATTCGCCCCAAGGTCGTGACGAACACCAGCATGGGCGTTCAGACGAACGAGCTCGACCAGCTCACCCAGGGCACGTTTGTCGTGGATGACATTCAGGTCACCAAGGGCACCTACGGCGGCTTCGTCAACATCTCTGAGCAGGATCTGGACTGGACCGACCCGGCTGTGCTGGGTTTCCTGCTGGACGATATGACGCGGATCTACGCTTCGGCCACTGAGGAAGTCGCCGCTGACACGCTGGTTTCCGGCGTGACCAACAGCGACAACTTCACCGCCGCTTCGGTCGGGGATCCGTCCTATTGGGCGGATTGGATCGCCACGGCTGCCGAGACCATCGTGACGGCATCGAACGGCAACTTCCCGACTCACCTGTTCGTCAACCCGAGCATGTGGGGCGAGATGGTGCGCCTGTCGGACGACAACAAGCGTCCCATGTTCCCGGCTGTCAACCCGCAGAACGCCCTCGGCGGCATGAGCTTCGGCACCGGCAACGGCACCGCCTGGGGCCTGCAGGTCGTGATGTCGCGCAACTTCGACGCGGCCACCCTGATCATCGGTGACGCGAGCGGCTACGAGCTGTTCGAGCAGCAGAAGGGCGCCCTGTCGGTGGACAACCCCGACGTGCTTTCGCGCACGATCGCCTTCCGTGGCTACTTCGCCGCCAAGATGATCGACGCTGACAAGTTCATCAAGGCGAACTTCGTCTAAGCCGTTTCGACGCTGACTGACTGCCCGTGGCTACTTACAACGTCATTTTCCGCCAGGTCACTGACAACCACATGGTTGTGCAGACCCTTGAGGACACTGACATTGGGGTCGGGCAGTCAGTCACGTTGACGGGTTTGGGCGCGACGTTGAACGGTACCTACACCGTGCACGCCGTTCCCATCCACCTTTTCATTGGAGTCGATGAGGAGGGTGACCTTCTCTATGACTACAACGAAATCATCCTGAACCAGCTGCTGGTTCATAAGACTCATGCTGACCTGGCGCGCACAGCAATTCAGCCGCCGGCCACGCTGACTTGGACAACCACGGCAACGTGGATCGTCGACGCTGATGTCGTGGCATGGCTTGGCATTGCATCGGCAACCGCCAACGACACGGCTTTCATCACTGTCTGTGTCAACGCGGCCAACGCCTACGCCTACCGCCGCCGGCGGGAAGCGGGCTACTACGACAGCCTGAGCACTGTGCCCAGTGCTGACGTGAAGCTCGGCACCATCATGTTCGCCGGCAGTCTGTACCGCGAGCGTGGATCCGTGGACTCATTTGCATCGTTCGAGCAGATGGGCACGCCGGTGGCGTTCGGGTCAAACGGCCAGATCAACCGCTTGCTGGGCGTCAATAGGTCGCAAGTGGCATGACGGCCACCGGCATCTTCGCGGACGCTCAGGGCACGCTTGTGGCGTCACTGAGCGCCCTAGGGCTCAAGGTCGTGACTGACGTGCGAAACGCACGGCCAATCACCGTCCTGATCGAGCCCCCCACGTTCACCTGTTTCAACAGCAACATTGCCGACATCGAAATCGGCATCAAGATCCTTGCCGCTCCCCCGGGCAACCAGGACGCGGCGGATTACCTCATCACCACTGCTGACACAATCATGAACAGCAGTATCAGCCTCATCCGGGGCATCCCAGGGGTCATGCTGATCGGGGGGCAAGAGGTCCCGACGTATGATCTGACCGTCCGAGTAGGAACGCAAAGGAGCTAGCCAAATGGCGGCAACGACTTACCTTTCCCAGCCGGCGTCGCTGACCATCGCCGGCGTCCAGCTTGCAGACCAGTGCTCAGCAGTCACGCTGACCCTTGGCCAGAACCCGCTGACCAGCACCGCCTTCGGAGACACCGG